GATGCCGTTTTAGGCTTTGCAGAAGGCGCCGCCGTTGGCTCGGAGAGTTTAGGCGGTTATTCGGTTAGCAATACAGGCAACAACGGCTCACAGGTCATTTTTCGCACCAAAGACGGTATCCCTGTTTCCTCTTTGGCTATTGCATTACTAAAAAAGGCTGGTCTTATGTGCAGATGGGCTTATGCAGGAGTGCATAAAAACTGTGGCGAGTAAAAGAATGCTCCCGGACATTGTAACGCTTTATAACTACATTGGCGAAAAGGATATGGTTGCTCAATATTCAGTTACCGTCCTTTCAAATGTGTTTTGCGATACAGATTACGGCGCAACGGCATCACAACAGGGTAAAACGCCGCAGGACAGCGCAAGGCTTTATGTTTTTGATAGTAAAGTTCGAGCCGTATCAATAGGCGGCGCCAAAAAGCAGTTTCTTCCGTTTGATAAATGGGAAAAAGCCAAAGACAAAAAGGATTTTTGGACCTTTAACGAGGATGAAAAGGATTATTTTGTTGAAGGTATTTCCGAATATCCCACGCCGCAAGAAAATGCAAAACCCGCCTATGCGATTACAAAGGCTCATTACTTCAAAAAAGGCACTTCGAGAATGTGGCATTGGGAAATAGATGGGCGTTAAAATTAAATTCGACATCCCCAAGACCGTAAACCGTTTTTCGCCTAAATATCAAAGGGCGCAAAAATGGCTCGACAACGAAGTGCTAAAAGACAGCGACCCGTATGTTCCTATGAGAACGGGAGTTCTCGTTGGCTCTGGTAAAAGAGGCACAACCATAGGAAGCGGAGAGATTGTCTATAATGCCCCTTATGCAAAGTCGACCTATTATGCACGTAGGCGTAACTTCTCGAAAGCACAGCACCCCCAAGCGTGTGCGCAGTGGTTTGAAAAAGCCAAAGCCGCAAAGAAAAAGGCTTGGGTTAAAGGGGTAAATGAAATCGTCAAGGAGTGATTAATGTGGGTACCACAAACGTTAGTGTTATAATCGAGCAGTCAATGCTTGAATTCTTAAACACTTGGCCCGAAAAACCGGTGGAAATAAAACTTGATGAACTCGATAAAAAAGAGTCGTCTATGATGTTTCAACCTCTTTCGGGTACCAAAAAAAGCAGAGCGTATATAAATGGCTCGTATAACGGAGAATTTCCGTTTGCCGTTTACGTTCGTGCTTCAAATCTTGACACCAAGCACAAACTTGATGCAAGAAAAATCTTAAATTCGCTTGATGAGTGGTTTTCTGCGAAGAACGATAAGAAGGAGTTTATAAACCTTCCGAAACTCTCCGGTGGAAATACCGCTGTTAAAATCGAAATGACCGCCACTCCGTCTATCGCCGCCCGATACGACAATGGCACAGACGATTATCAAGCGATATTCACACTATCCTATAAACACAAGGAGGAAAAGTAAATGGCAGAGACCAACACCACCGAAGTATTACAGAAGCTCATCACGAGAGATCAGTTGATGGCTTTTATGGAATGCAAAAAGGACGGAAAATTGCACCTCATCGGCGAAGGTTTTACCGACCTTTCGGAAAGCAAAGGTGCAAAAGAGTATTCCAGAAAATATATTCACAATAAGACCGAAATTTCGGACACTATCGGCTTCGCACCGAGCCTTTCATATTCTTGTGATGTAATTAGCGGCGACCCCGTTGTCGAGGAAATCGTTGAAATTACAGACTATGAAAAAATCGGTACCGACGCACACCGCGATATTGTCGTAGTAAACGGTTGGACTCCTGGTACAACCTCAGGCACATTCGCAGCGTTTAGGCGCAAGTTCTCGGTTGTTCCCGATGGTAAAGGTAGCGGCACAGAGGCTCTCGTTTATACGGGTACCTTTAAGGCACGTGGAGATTTAATTCCCGGCAGTTTCGATGCCGCAACCAACACCTTCACTCCCGATACTGCAAAAACCGAATAATTTAATGGTCGCTGTTAAATCGACAGCGACCATTTCTATTTTTATTTCAGAAAGGAAATGAGCCAATGAGCCAAAATATTAACGAAAAACCCGAAAATAACATCGAAACCGAAACCGTTTCTAATACAAAAGTATGGAACTATAACGGCAATGAGTTTGAATTTGATATGACCGATGCCGATATAGTTGAGCGTTACGAAAATGTATTCGAGGAAATGGGCGAAAAGGAAAAAGCGTTACCTAAAACCGGTAAGCACTCTGAAATTATGAGAGCTCACTATAACTGGTTTGTAGAGACCTTCGATAAACTGTTCGGCGAAGGCAACGGCAAGAAGATATGCGGAGAAAAATGCAGTCTATCAAATTGCTACGATGCATACGAAGATTTCTTGGCGTTTGTTGCTATGCAGAGAGCAGCGCAGGTTTCAAGAACGCAGAGAATTACCTCTACTTATTTGAATCGTGCTCAACGAAGAGCCGCAAATAAAAAATGAGTGAGAATATAAATATTCTTTTAGACATCCTTCCCGAAGCCATAACGGTCGATGATGAAGAATACCCTATTTCGAGCAATTTTAGAACTTTTATGTTGCTTGAACTGCTCTTAAGGGATAAATCCCTTTCCGATGAAAGAAAACTCGAAGAAATGGTTTATTTAATTTTTGGAGAGAATTATCCCCAAAACATAACAGCAGACGTTATTGATAAAATCATAGATTTTTACAGGTGTGGGAAGAAAGAAACCAAAAGGCAAAAAGCGGTCAAAAAAACCGTTAAGAATAAAAAGCGTGTTTACGATTTCGAGTGGGACGATGCCTATATTTATTCTGCTTTTTATAGCACTTATAGGATAGATTTAAACGAAATTGACTACCTTCATTGGTGGAAATTCAAGGCGCTTTTTGACGCTCTACCTTCTGATTGTGAGTTTGTTAAAATTATGGGTTATCGGGCAACGGATATCTCATCAATAAAAGATAAGTCCGAAAGAGCACGTATTGCAAAATTACAGGCATTATACGCTTTGCCCGAACAACTTACAACAGAAGAAAAGGCCGCACAAATAGGTGCGCTTTTCGGAGGTGGAATACGATGAAAAAAATACAAATACCGGCACTTACAAAAAAGTGGGCGGTATGCCCCTATTGCGGCGCAAAAACAGTCATTTACGATAACACTGCAAATTGCAAAGGTGTTCATCAAAAGTGTACCAGAGGATGCCGCAGAGTTTTTGAGCTCGTTATAAAGGACGGGCAACAGATTTTAATTAAATAGTACATTGAGCCGTTGAGCCGTGCTAATCATTTGAAACCGACATAAATGTCGGGCGCAAAAAGGAGTGATTTGTATGGCTGACGGCTCTATCGTCATTGATACCGAACTGGACCAAAGTGGTCTAAAAACGGGTCTTGCTAAACTTGGAAAAACAGCGTTAGCTGGGATTGCTAGCGCAACGGCCGCCGTGGGTGCTTTAACCACTGCCGCCGTAAATGCTTATGGCGAATATGAACAATTGGTAGGCGGTGTAGAAACCCTATTCAAAGATAGCGCCGATGTAGTCAAGGGATATGCGGCGAATGCTTATAAGACCGCAGGTATGTCGGCAAATGAGTATATGTCCACCGTAACCAGTTTTTCTGCCAGTCTTTTGCAGTCTTTTGCAGACACTTCGGGCGAAGTTACCGAAGAAATGGCGGAAAATATGATAGATTCGCTCGATGAGCAGGTCGACGCTTTTGAAAAAGCGACTGATGAACAGATAAAACTTATAGATAAACAATATAAGGAAAGTCTGAAACTCATTGATGAAGAAGAATATCGGCGAATTAAAGCAATCGACGATGAAATAGATGCCCTTGAAGCTCAAACGGCCGCCGAACAGGCTGCCGCCAAGAAACAAGCACAGGAGCAGAAAAAGGCTGACCTTGAAAAAAAGGTCTCAAATGCCCTTACTGCCATAGAACGTGCCGAGGCGGAGCAGGAGTTAGCCGAATATATTGCCGAACTTGAACAGGAAGCAAGAGAAAATGAGCGAAAGGAACAAATTAAAGCCTTAAAAGACCAAAAGGACTCTATTAAGGAAGAAAGCGATGCCAAAAGGGAAGCCTTGAAGGAACAGCACGATTATGAGTTGGAAACCTACAAGGATGCCCGAAGCGAAGAGTTAAAGGAACTCAAAAAATACCTTGACAAACAGGAAGAAATGATAAAGGCCTCTATTGGTCAATCTTCTGCCGGTTTGTCTTTACCCGCCGAAGCATACGCAAAGGCGGCTGAATATGCCGATATGGCGATTACTGATATGAGCGACAATGCCAACAAAATGGGTACGTCAATGGAACTCATACAGAACGCCTATCAAGGTTTCAGTAAGCAAAACTACACTATGCTCGATAACCTAAAATTAGGTTATGGTGGCACCAAAACCGAAATGGAACGGTTGATAAAGGATGCCGCAGCATTAGATGATTCGGTAAAAGCAAACGATATGTCCTTCGGAAATATCGTTAAGGCAATACACGCTATCCAAACCGAAATGGGTATTACTGGAACTACAATGAAAGAAGCCTCTACCACCATTCAAGGCTCAATAGGAATGACAAAGGCTGCTTTCGATAATCTTGTTATCGGTCTTGGAGATAGTAATGCTGATATTGCTTCTCTAATGACGGACCTTGTAGAATGTGGCGCTACCGCATTGAACAATTTAATACCTGTAATTACGCAGGTAATCACTGTGATACCGCAAGCGTTAGAAGCTCTACTGCCAACAATAACAGAGTCTCTACCGGCACTCGTTTCCGAGTTGTTGCCGCAGTTGTTAGATTGTGCGAAAACGCTTCTTGATGGTTTAATGGCGGGATTACCCACCATTTTCTCTGCACTAACAGAAATAGCATTATCCGCTATCGATTATTTAGTGCAGAGTCTACCGATGATAGCCGAACTTGCGGTAAATATGGTTGAAACCTTTGCTACCGCTTTGGCTTCGGCGTTGCCTACATTGCTTCCTGCTCTTGCCGAAGGCATAACAGGCTGCATCCAAGCAATAGTCGATAACCTCGATGTAATATTCGAGGCGGCCATGGCATTGGTACAGGCTCTTGCGGATGGAATATTGGCTGCACTACCAATTTTAATTGAGGCTCTTCCGCAGTTAATAAATTCCATACTTGAATTTATACAGTCGGCTTTGCCACAGTTAATAGCCACTATAACAAATGTGGTTATGGCTCTCGTTCAAGCATTACCGACAATCATAAAAACCCTTGTTGATGCACTACCAGGAATAATTAAAACGCTAATTGATATTATCGTTGAGAATGTTCCGTTATTGCTTAACGCTGTAACCGAAATGGTTATGGCAATAGTGGATGCCTTGCCCGATATAATACTGATGATAGTCGAGGTTTTACCCGATTTAATTCAAAGTATCGTTGACGGTCTAATGACGCTTATTCCGCAAATTATCGAATGTGGAATAACTCTGTTGACATCACTAATTCAAGCCTTGCCCGATATAATAAACACCATTGTCTTGGCTTTGCCGAGCATTATAAACGGAATTATAGCGGCTCTGCTTGATATGATACCAATGCTTGTGGATTGCGGAGTACAGTTGCTTGTATCTTTGGTAAAAGCATTACCGACTATCATCATAACGATTGTTGCAGTATTACCGCAGATAATAAGTTCTATTATACAAGCGTTGCTTGATGCTATACCCTTGATAATTCAATGCGGTATAGACCTGTTAGTTTCTTTAATAGGTGCGCTGCCAGATATTATTATAGCAATCGTTACAGCGTTACCCGAAATTATATCAAGCATTATTACGGCGCTGTTAGATAACATACCATTGCTTATCCAAGCTGGTATAGATTTATTCCTGTCTTTGATTAAAGCCCTGCCACAAATCATTGTAGAGCTTGTAAAAGCCATCCCACAAATCATAACAGCTTTGGTGGATGCATTCAAAGACGGATTTTCTAAATTTAAGGATATCGGATCAAATCTTATAAAGGGCTTATGGGAAGGCATTAAGGATGTCGGCTCTTGGCTTTGGGATAAGGTTTCCGGTTTCTTTGATGGTTTAGTGGACGGAATTTGCGATTTCTTCGGAATTGCAAGCCCGTCGAAACTTTTTGAAAACCTTGTTGGTAAAAACTTAATGTTTGGTCTTGCCGAAGGTATTGACGATGAGGCTCAAACGGCTATTGGAACTATGTCGGATGTTGCGAAAGAAATTTCTAAAACAAAATTCGATGTTGACCCCAAAGGAATGTTTGACGGACTCGATGTAGGAGATACCGTAAGGCATCTAACAACGGTTGTTGACGAAAACGATTCAGCGGCAGTTAAAACGGCAGCCGCAAGGTCGGGCATAGTTACGACTTCCGACACAGACGAAGACGGTAACGAAAATCCCGAAAATACAAACGGCGGCAGAGTTGTAATGCAAGGCGATGTTTATCTTGATAAGCAGAAGGTTGGCACAATTCTTGCACCGGAGATAGCAAAAGAAATTGACTGGGAGGGAAAATAAGTGAAAATTAACGATTTTGACCCCGCTATGCTAGGGGCTCATTTAGTGAACTATTCTGTTGAGGGATGCGAACTGAACGACACTTATTTTCTTGCTCCCTCTGCAATTTTTCCGACACGCTTACAAAATAAGCCTCGATTGCGAAAAATAACCCTCACATTTGATTTTGAAGGCGAAGACACGCACGATGCCACCAAGAAAATGTCCGACCTTACGGCAATTTTGGCAAAACAAGCAAATCTTTTTATGCCCGATAAATTTTATTATTACTGTATTTTAACCGGAACAGGAAAGGCAACCACAAAAGCGCCGTGGATAGAACAGTGCACATATACGCTCATCGGTCTGCGGCACGGTCCGCTTGAAACTATAACGCTGACCGCAAGTGCTTCGGTATTTGTTGAAGGAAATTGTGAAACGGAGTGCCGGTATATAATCGACACTCCGAACAGCAGTCTTAAGGTCAATAATATAACCATCAATAACATATCGGGACAGATAGTTGTTGATGGTATGGAGTCGTTGATACAGCAAGACGGAGCAAACAAATTTGCGGACTGTGATATGGTAAGTTTCCCAACCTTGTCTCCGGGCAATAATCAAATCGAAATATCTGGAACGGCGAAAGTCGTTATCCAGTATTACCCGATTTATTTATAAGGGGGTAATGCTTTATGATACGCTTTTATGATAGCAAAGGAGAGCAACACCCCCTCTCCCGCAACGACGTTGAGAATTTCTATTTACAACACGAAACAGACGGAAGCATCCGCTTATGCTTCGATATTTCGCCCGAAAATCGTTTTTATAGCCAGTTAGTAGAGGAAAGCGAACTCGAATATGGCGACAACTATTATATCGTTAAAAAGGTAAAAAACGGCAAGATAGAATGCGACCTTAATTTCGATTTCCTTAAACGCAACATCCATAAGAACTATGCCGCAGAAAGCGTTTTGCTTATGGAGTTGCTTTATAATCATCTGCCAGATGGTTGGACGGTTGTAAATGGCGACGTTTCGGGTATTCGCCGCACGACAGCCTTTGAGTTCTGCACAGATTACGACATTATTATGTCCTCTATGGAAACCTACGGCGTATATCTTGAATGGTCAATTAAGAGAAAGACCGTTAAGGTTTATTTGCAGAGCGAAGCTGAAAATACAGGCGAATATTTAACAGACCAATTAAATTTGCGTAAGTTATCAATGCAAGGCGATTCCCTTTCACTAATAACTCGCCTTTACGCATACGGAAAAGACGGACTTTCTTTTGCAAGTATCAATGACGGCAAAGAATATGTTGATAACACCGACTATGCCGACAAGGTAGTGTGTGGTTGGTGGGTTGATGAGCGTTACACTGTTAAATCATCGTTGCTTGCGGCTACGAAAGAAAAATTAAAAACCCTTTCTTATCCCGCAAGAGCCTATGAGTGCGATGTTGTGGATTTGGCAAAACTCAACCCAAAATATTCTTTCTTACACTTCAAACTGCATAAGGCGGTAATGCTTCTCGACCGTGAGCATGGAATAAAAGTCCAACACCGAATTGTGCGATATAAAGAATATCCGTATGAGCCAGACCGAAATGTCGTTACGCTTTCGAGCGTTCCGCAAAAAATAAGCACAAGAGTCAATAACCTTGCTTCTTCTCTCGAAGAAAATAAGAACCTTACAAACGCTTACCAAAAGGCCTCTGTTGCTTTAAGTGAATTGATTTCAAACTCTCTCGGTGTTTATTATACGGAAGTCAAGGATGAAACCGGTGCAAGTCATTACTATTTGCACGACCAACCACTGCTTGAAAACAGTTCCACCATTTACACGCACAATGCCGGTGGATATGCTTTTACAAATTCGGGTTGGAATAATGGTAATCCCGATTGGCAATACGGATTTACCAAAGACGGAAATGCCGTATTTAACAAAGTCTGCGCCTACGGCTTAAAGGTATCAGACCCTTGGGGAGATTTCTCTGCGGAAGTATCTA